CTTTAAACCGGCTATGCCAATCTGGCAAGTAAACTTCTGTTGGCGTAGGCATCATGTTTACGCCAAGGTCTTCCCCGCCAATCAGGGTTGGGAATCCGGGGTGCAAGTCTGGGCGGTATTGGACATCGGTACCCATGCTGAACAAGCGAGGGCCGGCTGCAAATGTAGGAACATCGCCGCCGTGCTCTGGATGAAGCAGGCCGGGTTCGGTTTCTCTCATCAGAATGTCTGTAGGTTTGAAGATGACGCCCCTACCGCTTTTTTCGCCACCCAGAGCAACGCCGCCTTTCTTGGGTGTTACCCCCTGCCCCATCATCACGTCAGCCAATGCTGCACGCTTTTCAAATGTGTCAGCTTGGTTCCATATGCTTGGGTCGCGAATGTCGGCACCTTCACCGAATGTCAAAGCAAGGTTGTAGTTTATTTTGTCGGCCAGCTCAGGCGATAGATTGCCTTCCTTCATGGATTTCTTAAAGGCTCGTTGCAACTTGTCAAATACCAGAGGGTTGGTTTTTAACTGAGTGGCAGAACCAAGCATGGTTGTCCATGCGGTCTCTGGTGTAGTCAGGTTGGTCAGACGGCTGGCAGTGCCCGGATCCATCACGCCCCATACCTTACCTGCATACTCTGGATCAGCTTCGCTCAGAGCGGAGAATGCCGCACCACCTATGTTGCCGCCACCCACTCTGGTACGGTCAGCTTGCGTAGTGGAGGTCTTTGTAAAGCCCTGTTCCATCGCTTGTCCCAAGGCTTCGGACGCTTTGATTAACTCTTGGGATTTAATAAGCTCTGCAGCTTTGCGGCCAGCTGCTGCACGATCGGCAGCGCCATACAGGTTTTCAGGCACATCTTCTGCGCTTGGCAGAATTGTGTTCAGCGGTACTTTGCTTGGCGCCCTTTCCGCAGCCCGTGCCGCAGCTTTTTCAATCGTCGCAAAAGCACCACCGCCACCATACTTTTGAACCAAGTCAATCAGGCCGCCGTGCGCCTTGGTTATATCTGGGTCAGTTAGATCATATGTGCCACGGTTGCCTGTGGCTGACTTGATTTTGGATGGGTCAAATACAATTACTTCTTGGTTGCCACCGATGTTCACAACAACACCATCATGACCTAATGACATCAATTCGTCACGGCGATTAATAACGTCTTGCCGCGCATCGTTTTCATGTTTCTTTAATACTTGTGCAGCGCGTTTTTGTGCATCCATATCGCCAAATTTAATTACTGAATTAGGATCATAGTCAGGGTCTTTCATAAGCCTATTCCAACCCCCTGTCGCCAAGTTAGCAAACTCTTCGTAGGACATTGCGTACGGGTTCGTAACCTGAGCAAAGACAGGCATTACATTGCCGCCTTCCGCTCCCCACTCCTTTGCATACCTGTTTGCTTCTGCGGGGTTGTTGCTTAAGAAAGTGCCAAGCTCACTAGTGACGTTGCCAGTTTTTTCACCAGCTTTCTTCTGATCAAATTTTGTAATATCTTTAGTTGTGCCGTGATATAAACGATTCTTAACCGCACTTGGCTCAAGCATCTTGGCAAGGTTAGCTTCACGCTCGGCTGCTGGTAATACGTTCTCTGCAGCCTTTGCCGCAGCTTCTGCAGCAGCTCTGGCTACGGCGCCACCGCCACCGTACTTTTGAACCAAGTCAATCAGGCCGCCGTGGGCATATCCACGCACTGAGCCGCCTTTGTTTTTATTTTTGGGTTTAAATAAATAATTGTTTTCAGAGGCATTATCTATTGCCTTGTCTGACACAGGAATCCACGTTTTTGAACCTTCTGGAAAATCATCCCTGAATTTAATCCAATCCACACCGCTCTCTGCAAGTTTATCAGTCAGGGAATCATCCGCAGTAAGTGAACGTGCAAAGTGATATGCATATCGACTTGGTTCTATTTCTTCACCAATAGCACTGGAAAGAGCCGTCCACTGATCTTCTTCATCCGAAAGATCCAGCACGTTTTTGGGGTTGATGCGGGTTGAATAAATTTCGGAACCACCAAAACCGGGGTTATCTTGGTATGCTCGGGCTGTCTCCGCATCTTCAGTAAAGCTCGTTCCTCTAGTCACATAGTCATCAGGGGATGCTCGATATAGCCTAATCTTAGCATCTTTGGCCATATCGTAACTTGCCGTTTTGGTAGCAGCCCTTTCCGCAGCCCGTGCTGCAGCTTTTTCAACCGCCTTAACTACGGCACCGCCGCCGGCATACTTTTGAACCAAGCCAATCAGGCCGCCGTGCGCCTTGTTCATGTCAGGATCAGTTATATCGTAGGTGCCACGGTTGCCAATGGCTGACTTGATTTTGTTTCCCTCGTATACGCCAAGATTCTTAATCCCCATCTCATAACCATAAAAAGAATCAAAACCCAAATCCTTTAACACTTCTTGGAATTTTGGGCTTTCAATAGTAGCCCAATTGTTTTCATCGGCCGGCAGATCATCAACTTTTTCATTAAAATTATGTAAGCCTAATGATCTCTCTGAAGAATAAAGACTGGGGTCGTATAACTCCGACTCAGGATTGTGGTACATATCAAAGTATGTTTCATTCACCTTCTTTAAATGTTCTGGATCATCAAAATCAAATGGGTTATTAACTTGCACATAAACTGGATATGTGACAGGTGCTTGATGCTCATCCGTGTATCCATTTATTGAAAAATTATTTGTAAAATCTGGATTTGGCGACAAGTATATTGCGTTTCTCCCTTCGTTTTCATGACCACTCATGCCGGACTCATCGAACAATTGTTCTCCCGTCTTAAATTCTGTGATGTTTGGTTTTTTAGAACCGTGGTACATCCTGCGTTTTTCTGCTGACAGATCAAGGAACTTGATTAAGTTAGCCTCACGCTCCGCTGCTGGTAATACGTTCTCTGCAGCCTTTGCCGCAGCCTTTTCAATCGTTGCGAAAGCGCCACCACCGCCAAAACCCGGCAGCATCTGGCGTCGGACGTTGTCGGATATTCTTGATGCCTCGGCTTGCGTTAGTGGATGGCGCTGGGATGTCTGTTCGCGAATGCCGGGGTCAGTCATGTGGTTGATGCGCGAGGTGGGAGACTGTAATTGATCCAGCATCCCCTGCAGGTCGGCGCCGGGGTATTTCTCGTCCAGCTCTTGCAATGCCTTTATTGCAGGGACAAGCGCCATGCCGCCAGCAGTGCTCAACATAAGGTTGGCGGGAGAGTGATGCATGGTCGGCCCTAAGTATTCGGGGATGGCGCCCAATAGATTCATGAATGCTTTTGGAATGCCTTTGGCCATGCCCATTTCAGCTACGGCTTTTGCGCCAGTAAGCAGCGGCCTTAATGCCGTAACTGTTCTAACGGGCATAAGGGGAAGCTGGCCTATCGACTCGCCCAGCGTCTGGAACGCTTGCAAATCCAAAGGAAGGTCTTCTTTGTTAGCCAAACCTTGGTTGCGTAAGGCATGGTCGACGCCTTCATTATATGCAATGCCTGATGCGCGTGACCTTGGGGTATTAACGCCCGGCACAAAGTCACCTAATCCAATCAAACTGTGGGCCATGCCGGGCAACGTGTAGCTGCCTTCTGACCCGTCATCATTTTTGTAGTGGGCGGTGCTTGGCATGTCCCCAGATTTGATGCCAGCCTTAATGGCATAGAACGGGTCAAGCATGTAGTCCAGCCAGTCTATGCCAGTCTTCGAGCGTTGGTCTTCTCCGGGCGCTTCCATACCCTTGAGCGTGTCAGATGACGCTAACCCGCCGACGTCGTACTTATGTGCCATTTCTACTATGCCACCTTTGGCCATGCCGGGGTTGTTCTTCTTGTACAGGTTGACAAGGTCTGCGCTGATCTGTGCCTGCTCTTCGGGGCTGGGCATGAACTTGGACAAAGCTTCGGTGGCCTCTGGGTGCGTCATGTACTCAGGCAATGCATTGGCGTCATTGGCACGGTAAAGGGCTTCCAATCCCACTTCTGGCGCCACACCGGGCAGAACCTTGTTGTCTTCAATGTGGTATTGAAGATCGGGGCGGTGCAACAGATCGGTATTGTGTATGTCGTTAACACGCGACCACTTGCCGCTTTTTACAAAGTCTTGCACGTAGGGCATTAACTCTTCTTTGTATTGCGGGTTTTTCGCCATAGCGTCTTTCACATATTGGCTGTCCCATTTATTGCCACGTGGTTTTATTTCTTGAATTCTGGGGCCGAAATCATTATCAACGGTATAAACTTGAGCGTGTGGCTTGTTTTCTGGGTCTAACAAAGCATAAAGTTTTCGGCCTGAGAACGGTTGGCTATAACTTTTTGCTTCTTCCTCACCCATAGTACACCAGCCGCCTTCGCAACCAGTGTCCATTACTGCCTTTAATCCTTGTGGATCAGATGCACCCGGCAATTCAACCCATTTGTGTCCTGATTTGTATTCTTTGTAAGGGGTTAGTAGTGCCTTTTGTCTTTCTGCTTCCCTCAGCATATCCCTATGTTCATTGATCTTGCCCACCAACTGGGATGCTTGCGACATCGACATGCGGCTCAAGGATTCAGGCCTTACTTGCAGCTGATCAGGCAGGTCTGAGTCCGGGCGGGTGGCATTGTGCAGTTCATTGCGCAGATGCTCCAGCCCTAAGCCGTAAGAATCAAATGACGAGATTGGCTCGTCCATTCCCTTGTTGAGCATCCACGGGTTTTCTTTGTAGATAGATTCCAAATAGTCGGGTTTTTCATATTGCCTTCTCAGGTGTGGGTTTTCAAGCTGGGCACGGGTAACCGTTGTGATCCCAGCCGGGTTTGATTTGTGTATTGTATTTCTAGGCGGCCAGACGGCATTGGGTTGTTGGGGGCGGTACTGCTCATCCATCAAAGGAACATGGCGCTGCTCTGGAGTCAGCTGGGACAACGGATCCCATTCCTGACCGTAGTCGCGCCTGACGTAATTTTTCAGGGTGGTGTCGATCCAGTTGTTGACTGCTGCTTTCGGCTTCAGTTCGGCAAGGCGCTTTGTAAAAAAGTCACGAAGAGGTGTATTTGCATCAACATCTAATATTTCTTGAGTCTGCCGCATTAAATCTTGCGGATCGGCTCCGCCGTGATCTAACTTCAGCTTTTCCAAGCTCTTCTCTGGGTGGCCCTTGAGCCACTCGCGCATCGCCTTGGCTACATCTCCGCCGCCACCAAACTTCAGGTAGTGCTCGTCATGGTCGTCATGCTTGAACTGGTAGCACGGGCCGCCCTCGTACTTGTTGGCTAACTCAGCAAGGCCGCCGTGGGCATAAAATTCTGGCAGCGCCAATGGTCGTCTGTTTTTTTCATCACCCGTAGTTGGATCAAATTCTGTTTCAGGTTGTACACGTGGATAGCTACTCATGAAGTTGCGAAACGACTCGATATATTCTTCTTGATTTGTACGCGGAAAATCTTCCCGTAAATTTCCTTGCGGATACAGCCTTATTAACGTGCTGTCATCTCCCATATTTGTAAGGGCACGGGTTCTATGTCTGCCTTCGTGACCTGTAATTTCGGGAATTTCCGATACTCTATGTTGGCCCAGATTAAGGTAAGGAACATTTTCCAATCCATTGCCTCGTGCAATATTTCCCAAATAATTTATGTAATCGTCATAACCTAACTTGCTTTGACTACCTCTTATGGAATATCCACTGTCGTAATTAGGGTTCAATCTTGCGGCATACTCTTCAAAATCATCCGGGTGCATTGTCATCAGCAACTGAGTGTTGTCTCCTGTAAACGCACGACGTAATGCCTCATCGCTGTACTGACTTGCAAGGTTTGGTATTTCATCAGCGGCCCGCTCTACTCGCCTTGCCCCGTACTCTCCTTTATGTTGTCTAACAAATTCCTTGAGATCAGGTATTTTGCTTGGCGCCCTTTCTGCAGCCTTTGCCGCAGCTTCTGCAGCAGCTGTGGCGAAGGCGCCACCGCCGCCATACTTTTGAACCAATCCAATCAGGCCGCCTTGCGCCTTGCTTTCCGGTTTAGATGGCAGGCGCATAGACATAGGAACACCTGACATTCCGTCTTGATAGTTATCCACATCAAAACCCACGGATTCATACAGCCTTACCAAGTCGTGCAGATTTGTTGACCTATCAAGAGGGTCGGCAAGCAGTCTCACGTCCATTCCGGGGTGCTGAGCGGCCATGTCTTGCAGCCCCTCTTTTAGCACTTTCCTTGCAGCACCTTGTCCTCTGTTTTGCGGGTCAATATAGAGCTTGTCCAGCAGAATGAATGGCTCCTCTGGGAAGCCTCTTTCAACAGCATCCTGACCGCCATCAAGCCAATAATTTAACTCGTTCCTTCCCGGCAATGAATCAATAAATTTTTGAGGAGCCTTTTCCGCAGCCTTTGCCGCAGCCCGTGCCGCAGCTTCTTCAGCCGCTTTGACTACGGCACCACCGCCAGCATAGTTGCTAGGTGCGCTCTCTTTGCCCTTGATGGTCTTGGCTGTGCCCTCATCCACGTACTTCTGGGCAAGGCGCTGCATCTCGGCTGGGTCTGACGTCTGCTCGGCAATGGATCGTCCCAGCGTGTCGTTGTACAGATCCATCTCGCGCTCTGCGGAAGGCTCACCGAAATTCAACAGGTACTCATGGGCAAGGCTCTCCAGATGCGACGGGATCTGCCCGTAGCGGTCGGCCAGCTTGGAAGAGAACATCAGGTGGCGCATGGCGTCGCCGGGGCCGTTCCAGCGGTCTGCTACTGGGTAGGCGTTGCCGGCCTTCTCGGAGTCCAGCTTCATCGCCAGCAGGTCGGGGGATACAAACCCAATCAGGGAGTCAACCGGGTGCGAACTGGTGGCCGTGCCGACGCCTTTGGCTATCGAGCCAAGCATCTTGTTGAACAGGCCAGTGTTCTGGGGAGCAGTTTTCTTAGGCATAACTCACCCCGTCAAAGAGTAGTACCCCGTACTTTAACACTTTATGTGTCACCGTTCCAGTTGTCTACTCAGTGTCAAGCTCTGCTTTTATCCACGCCTTGAATATCTCAACCATCTCGTCTACGTGATTGCCGGCGCCCACGCTCTCGCCAAACCTCGGGCCAGACTCAACCTCAAAGCTACCCGGCCTCATCCGCAGCTGGGCCACGACGCCCTTGGCGTTGATCATTATCCGGGTGCTCTGGCTATCCTTCGTGGTCATAGAACTTTCCGTCTTTGCTGGGCGTGATCCAATAGGTTGAGCTGCCTGCCGCGGCGATGGCCATGCCGACAGACTCCGGGTCGACGCAGACCTTGCCGGTGCTGTGGTCGCCTACCCGGTGCTTGTCGAAGTTGGTGATCGTGCTGAAATACTCCTTGCAGGTCGGGCACTGGCATCGTCTGCCGTTGAGCACCAAGCGGGCGCTCGTTCGTGGCTTACTGGGCATAGGGGTTCCCCTTCTCCTTTGTGATTAACGGGCGGTTCTCGTGGATGCGTTCGCTCTGGCTCAGGGACACAAAGCCGGAGTCTTTCAGGTAGCGCAGGGCTTGGGTCATGGTGTCCACCCCATCGTCGTGCTCGTCGTTCGGGAATCGGTCGATCTGCTTTTCCAGCCACGTCGCCCAAGTCGGCCACGAGTCGCCAGCCTTCGACTCGATGATCCAGATGACGCCGCTGTCCATGATTGGTGTGATCAGGTGGGCACGGGCGACCTTGCCGGCCAGACCGGGGTTGTAGCCGGCGATCCGGATCTTGGTCGCTGACAGGTCTTGCAGCAGCGACTGGCCTGACCCCTTCTTCTCGATCAAGACAATGTCCGGGGATCGGGCCGGGTTGCTGATGTCCTTGGGATTGCCGGCGTACTTGCTTGACCACTCCTTGATCACCCTCTGACGCAGCGCGGGGTACTCCATGTGCTCCTGCCAGCAGTCGATCAGCATGACGTTGGTCTTGCCTTCATGCCAGAACACGCCCCAGACAGTGCAGGCAGTGGGGTCGTTCATGGTGTCTTCAGTAAAGGCCGTGTCGTAGGACTGGACGATGTACTGCATGATCGGCAGGGGCTTGGTGTTCGGCCACAGGTTGATCAGGCTCGACCGCAGGATGCCGCCACCCTTGGGCGAGGGGTTCTGCTGCAGCTGCCCAGCGGTGCCGTAGGAGCCTAGGTTGGCCTCCAGCTCTTTGACCGCAATCTCGGGGAACTTCTGCGGGAACAGCAGCTGCCCTGCCTCAGTCCGGGGATCCTTTAGGTCGGGCCGGTTCAGGTCAGCGACCGGGTCATACGTCGTGTCTGGGTCATACCGCATGGGGATCGCCAGCCGTGTCCAGTTGCCCTTCTTCAGCAAATGACCGGTGATGTCGGCGTAGTGAACTCGCTGCATAACGATGACGATCGGCGAATTTTCCAGATCATTGCGTCGGCTTGACCAGCCTTGGTCGTAGGCGTCGATCACGGATTGCCGCTGCACGTCAGACTCAACCGAGTTGGCGTCGTGGGGATCGTCCCATAGCAAAGTGGAGCCACGCTTACCAGTTACCTTGCCCAGTATCGACTGGGACTCGCGGTGGCCGCGGTAGGTGTTCGCAAACAGGCCTTTGTCCTGCTGGTCGACCGAGAGCTGAACCTTGGCCCCCCAGTGCGACTTGTACCACTCGGAGGTGATCAGCTGCCGCATCCGGACGGCGTCGCGTGTAGCCAGAGTCCCGTCGTTCGTCCCGCACAGAAACCTCTCGCCCTGACGCCTCGCCCAGACCCAACTGGGATAAAAGACCATGATCACCAGCGACTTCATGGTGCCCGGCGGGATATTCACAATCAGGCGTTTGATGTCCCCGGCGTACACCGCTTCCATGTAGGCGCAGATGACGTCCAAGTGCCAGTTCCAGATCAGTTTTGTGCCGGGCGGTTCCACCACGTGCCAAGCACACTTGACGAACTCGGCTAGGCTGGTCTCGCAGCGTTTTTTCTCTTCGACCCCATCAATGGTTAATGCGATCGCCCGATGCTGACCCGTTGCCAGAAACATCTGGAAGAGATCCTCGGCTTGCTGCTCCATCGACGTCATAGGCTCGTATCTTGTCTTGAATCATCTGCAATAGTGGGAGGGGCATCGTGGACAGGTCTTGGGCCAAGATGTTGGCCTTCTGGTTGTTGTCTCTCTCAAACAGGCCCATGTGCCGGAACAGTTTCTCAAGCGCCGGGTTCTTGTCCCAGAGCTTGACCTTGTGGATGTACCGGGGCGGCTGGCCTACTCCCTGATTCTGGGTGACCACCTCAAACGAGGCGATGGCGCCTGCAGCACCGTCCGGCCACTCGGCAGGAGACTTCAATTCTCCGTCCTCACGGAACAGCTGACGGACGTCCGAAAATGCCAGTTTGTAGGCCTCCTGCAGAACACGATCGGCGGTGATCGCCGTTCTTTGCTGCTGTTCGGCTCTCAGTTGAGCTATTCTGATCCTAACCTTGGTCTGCGCAAAGGTCGCCGATGCGCTGACGTTCAGTGTGTTTTCGTTCCAGTTCTTGGCATTTGGGTGCACTTTCCGCAGTGCCGCGCTCATGTTTCCCCCGTTCGTCATGAACTCAGCTATGGCTGCTGTCTCTACGGGAGACAGCTCGTGGGGGTTAGAGGGCTTTCCAGCGTTGTGGGTAGCGGTTCTTAACGGCCTAGCATTGGGGGGCTTCTTACCTGTGTCGTCAGTCATGGTTACCACTTTTCCTTGTTGGCCCAGTACGCTGCTGACATCTTGCCCTTGGCGATGTTTGTAGCGTGGCGGGCCTTGAACGATTCGCGGCGGGCTTTGTCGTGGGCTGACTCGCCTTCGCGCCTAGGGGATCCTGATACGCCTTGCTGGCCAAACCGGATCGTCTTGATCTCGTCACCCACCTTTGCCACAACCACGTGTGATTTGGTCGGGTGCGAAGGGGTGCGCTTCGGCTGGTTGAAGGCCTGCACGCCGGCTCTTGCTAGTCTGGGGTCTTTGGTAGCCATTGCGTTCCAGTGACTGGGTGATTGTTGTAAGGCGCCAGACCCCGCAACTTTTGGTATTGGGGTCGGCTATCTGGCTCAAAGTTCACATCGACAACTGGGCAGCAAGCGATGCTCAGGGAGCGAGACTGGTACCATTGTGTTGCAAGGGTGTTGCAATGTCAAGAATATTCCGAGCACAAAATAATTGGATATATAATTAAAAATGTCTTGCAATGTTAAATAAACGGCGTAGTATTCACCACATGGGAGGCAATCAAGCCGACCGAACCGGGAGCAAATAGTATGACTATCAACCCACTCTGGGCCGCCTACAACAACATCCACAACGAGGGCGGCGAAGGTTTTAACCCGCACGCCAAACATATCCAGACTGGCGGCGAGCCGCTTTGGTCAAAATTGGATGACGAGGCAGCGCGCCTGCTGCGCATCCTTAATGGCACATCAGAGTCAGACTCGCGCTTTGCAGAGTTGACCGCAAAACGCGCCGAAGTGTTGGCTGCGCTTGTAATCGCACGCCGCGAGGACATCTAATATGAGCATACAGACCATTATCCAGAGCGCAGTATCAGGTAAAACCAGCATCGAACAGGCCGCAGCTGATCTGGTGAGTTTTGCAGGCACCTATGCAGCCACCACGTTTGAATACCCATCGGCATTCACGCTGGGCATGGCTGTTGAATACCGTAACCACAAAATTGTGGGAGGCGCAGATGCAATCCAGTATGCTGCCGAATCAGCCATGTTTTTTGCTGTACAATCCGCCGCTCGCACATCAGAAAAACCAGTTGTTGCAGGCGACTCATTCACCATCTGCAACGGTGCGGCATAATGAAAACCATGAGTAACGCAAAAATTGCTAGGTCGCTCGACCTCTGGAATGAGTATTTCAACACCTCGGCCCTGATGACTGATGCGGAATTCCGCGCCATGAGCATTGACCGGAGAGTGATATTGTTGGATGCCGCATTTGGCCCAGACCACGCCCTCACCGGCAAACCCAGCAACAACACCGGCAAGCTCAAGGCCGGGGCCAAACGCGCTACACTGGCCCTGCGCCTTGCCGCCGAAGACAAAGAGCTGCTACAGACTCAGGCCAAGGCCAAAGGCGTCAGCGTGTCGCAGCATGTGACCGACCTTTTTCACAAAATGCCCTTGTGTCGCTGCCTACGCACAAAATAATCTTGTAAAAGTGTTCCCTCCGGCTTCCGGCTGATTTCAATCTACTTGAGAGATAGATCTTTAAAAATAATGCCGGATGGTGAGTGGAGGAGTTTTGGGTAAAAAGACCCCAAAGCCCGTGAAAGGCCTTGAGTCCGTTTACCCTAATGCCGGATGGAGCCGTGGCGTCGTCGGGTAGTCTGCAATCAACACAATGTGCAAACTCAGCATCTTTCCGGTTAGTGTACCGTCCAGCCCCTGTTATGCTTTCAAGACTCAGTTGCGGCTGGGCTATCTTCTTCCGCGTACTGTGCAGCCGGTGAGTGAGGGCGTGAACCCGGACATATCTCTCCGCACAGTGGTAAGGCGGGCGAAACAGGCCGTTGACATCCAGTAGAGTCCAGTGGGACAATTCTGTCTGCATGGTTGTTTCAGCCAACCTGCTATCCCCTCGAAGCCCTCGACTGTTGCAAGTCGGGGGTTTCGCCTATCTGGGATAGCGAAAGCGCAGGTTACACCCGCCTCACTCCCCCCGCAATACCCTCTCCGCGATTTATTTTTGCTTGCGCATGACGCTATGACGCTAATGACGCTAAACCCGGCAAAGAGATTGCCACCACTTGCCGGGACTTGCCAGCACACGTGGCAAGCATGAGCCTAATAAGTACATGGGTTTGAGGGGTGCTTGCCATACTTGCCATCTCTTTCCTAAAAGTAAAAGAAAATATAATAGTAATAATACAGGAAAGAGTTTGTCTGAAAATGGTGGCAATGGTGGCAAGGCTGGCAACCCGGCAAGTCATACATGAGGTGCTGTGTTTAAAACCGGCGCACAACCAATTCGGTTCTGGCTAAAGCACCGAATTCATCTAGTATCCTTTTGATTCTAATAATGTTTTTTTGGTCCCCTCGTTTAGAATGTTACGTCTGGTGTAACACGCTGCTGACAGCACAGGAAAATAAATGAAAATAAGTGTTGCATCGCGATTCTAGGTGATGCACTATGCACCCATACCGAAGCGATCCCGCCTCGACAACTGGAGCAAACATCATGAACACATTAGAAAACACAATCCTCGACATAATGCTGAACAACTCCGGGGACTGTGTCACCGGCTGGCCGGGTGAGATGGATGTAGCGGATAGCGTGCTCGATCTGGTCTGGGCCGAACTGGCCAAAGACGAGAATTTCCACTGGGAGACCATAGACCAAAGCCCGCAGTTTGCTAACCTTGTGCTGGCACTAGCCAAGTCTGAGCCGGGCGCAGCAGCCGCATTGAAAGCCTATGTGCTCAATGAGTACCGCAACCAAGCCAGCTACCACTGCCACGATCTCGAAGGCAAGTTCTGGGAATCCTACCAGCTGTGAAAAATAAATGAAAATAGAAGCCTAACCAACTAACCCGGGCCAAGGATGGCCCCTTACTGGAGACACAAACATGAGCCTGAACAACCGCAGCAAGATCACAGTACGTTACACAACCAACCCCGGCGACATGGGGTACGACGGGACACCGTCAAATTGGGCAACCGACAGCGGTGAGGTAATGGGCATTCGCAAAGCTGCAGCCTTTCCGCAAGAGCTGAATGGCCGGGTAGGCCAAGGCGTTTTTCGCAGGGTGTCTTACACCTGCAAAGGCCAGCCCGTGTCGCATGACGATATCCAAATGCACGTAATAATGATGGATTACAAAGGATAAAAATAAGTGTTGCATCGCGATTCGTCGTGGTGCAATATACAACACATGGGCTGATCGTACCGACCGGCCACAACTGGGGCACCAACATGAACACAGCACTGAACGTAGTAAACGTAGACTTCTCCGGCCTCGTCGACGAGCTGGGCCTTATCAAAGCCCAAGCGGCAGACCTAAAGGCCCGCGAAGATGCCATCAAGGCCACACTGCAGGACGCAGGCATCACTACACTGGAAGGCAAGATGTTCAGGGTAGCCATCAGTGAGACCCAGCGCGCTCCCAAGATCGACTGGGAAGCCATTGCTGTAAAAATGGAACCCAGCCATCAGCTGGTAACCGCCCACACCCACGCGCAGTCCAGCTTCACCGTAGTGCGCGTCTCTGCCCGCAAGGGGGCGTAATGATAATCTTCGTTGGAGACTGGGTATTCGCAGCAGCAGACCAACAGTGGCACGCCGTCGTCGATTGTGACGGCGGTATGTACGCCAAGCTGGACAACGGCTTCTGGATCTCTGCGGCAGAACCTGACATTGAGCGGGCACTCAGCAAGGCCGAGTACCTGAAGAACTTTTCACCGGAGCGGGACAGTCAATATGATGGTTAAAGAAATCAAGCCACAGTGGTGGCGTTTGATCAGTGAGGGGGATGAATCGCAGGCCACGCTAACATTTTACGGCTACAGCAAAGCTGAGGTTTTGGGCAAACTGGCCAGTTGGATCCGACTTCAAGACGTGAGGAGATTAAGCCGATGAAGACTTTTTTAAAAGTAGTTGAGGTTGTTTTTGCTGCGGCGTTTATGTTGATCGTGTTGTACGCAATTACAATATTTGTTTTTACACTCTGAGGTAATGTATGAAAAAGGTTAGAAAAGAAAATAGCAATTTGAAGGCAGTGATGGCCCGTGTTGATTTGGACACATACAAGGCCTTGCATACGATTGCGGATTCAGAAAGGCGGTCGGTCAGCTCGCTTTTGAACATCATCATTGGCCAACACTTGGCCGGACTAAAAGGTAAAAAATCATGAGCAGAGATCTGAATAAATTCATGGCAATCGGTCGCATCGGGCAAGACATTGAGTTGCGGTATCTTCCCAACGGCAACGCCTGCGCAAACTTTTCGATTGCAGTAGGCGACGACTACAAAGACAAGGCCGGCAACAAGGTTGAACAAACGGAATGGGTTCGCATATCCGCGTTCGGTAAGCAGGCCGAGAATCTGTCCAAGTATTGCTCGAAAGGATCCAAACTTTATATTGAAGGCAAATTGAAAACGCGATCGTTTGAGAAAGACGGCGCCAAACAATACATAACGGAAATCAGTTTGTCTGACTTCCAGATGCTTGACAGCAAGACGCAAGGCACAACAACTGCCCAGCCGGCACAGGCGCCAGCACAACGGCCAGCACCGCTGGATTCATTTAATGATGACATTCCATTCTGAGAACTCTTATGAAGCAATGTAAAGACTGCCTAGTCATAAAACCTAGGTCTGAATTTTATAATAATAAAACAAGCCGTGATGGACATTTTTACGACTGTAAATCTTGCCATAATGAAAAGGTTAAAAGGTATAGATTGGAAAATAAGAAAGAACAATACAAATTTATAGAAACCATCAAACAAGAAAAGGTAGATATTATGGGCGCTAACATTATTGATCCACTTCTTCGTCTCTATCAAATAATTGGAAATCCTAATTCTAATCCCCCTATCCAGCCAGTAATCCCCATAAGCAGGGCTACTTGGTGGCGAGGTGTCAAAGATGGCCAATTTCCTAGCCCCGTCAAACTTGGTACTAGGGCAATTTTCTGGCGACAGTCAGACATTCTGAAATTATTAAATGCTCAAACTTTTACCAAAGAAAAACAGGTACCTAGGCTTGAGCAATTAGAAAAAGAATATGCCAATGCACAGCTTGTTGTAAAGGCGGCGGGAAAGGATGTGCAGGCGGCGCAAGATGCTTTTTCAACTGCGTGCGATGCTGCATCAACTACGTGGGTGGCGCTGCAAAAGGCAAGAGAAGAAAAAGCAAAATGAAAGACTTTATCGGTGGCCCGGCAAGGCGCGGGTTTTACGTGACGTACGTGATAACGATTTGGGCATTTTGCGCTTATGAAATGGCAAGAGCTAGGGGGTGGGTGCTATGACAATTGAACTGAGATGGTTGCGGGAGCCGGTCACTGCTGAGGGCCACATATTCCCGCCCAAGCTGCAATGGCGGCAAGAAGCGGCTGGTGGCGGTGGTGGCACTTTCGGAAATGCACCGCCAGATCATGTTTGGCAAGATGTGCCCCAAGTTATCGCTGGAGCGCCAATAAAAGAATCGCAAGAAGTATGGAATGCTGCCGAGCGAATCGCCACCCTCGAAGCTGAAAACGCGAAACTGAAAAAAGCGCTGGCAGAAATCCGCGCCATAGGAGAAAAGTAATGACTGATAAATTTGAAGACCTTACCCCGCGCCAACTGGCGTATATGATGGCCCTGCAGGGCATGCTCGCTAGCAACGCCCAATTGGCTGACGCCAGATACGCCACGGCTGACGCTGTCATCCAAGTCGTGGACGCCCTGTTCTACAAGATCGCCCAGAAAGAAAAGGAGAAAGCCGATGGCAAAGCCTGACACCCGAAGCAGCGAGATGCGCTACATCCTCACCGACACACACAAACGTGCAGCATCCGAAACAATACGGGCTGAGTTGGACGGACACATAGCGGAGTTTCTGGCCAAAGGGGGGCAAATTATACAAGTCGAGCATCTGATAGATTCTAACCGCGTTGAGCCGCCAAAACCGTTTATGATCAGCTATAAAAAAATCCCCAAGTCTTTATAGGTGGCGCCAATCCCGGCTCGGCGGCAATCCTGCTTCCAGCCGGAAATGGTGGATTCTACAAAGATTTCAGCAATTAGTGGGGATGCCGCGCAGAGAATCATATTTAGTAATCCGTTGTTTTGCGGGGGGACAAGTATTGTGTGTTCTACGTTCAGCATAGACCGCATCATAATCGCTCCATCCCTTCTTTTTTCTATACCTAATAGTGCCACCACATACCTTTACTCCCGGCATTCTGGCCCATGCGCTCGTAACCAGCTTTAGCCCGTCAATCTCAATAAACGTAGTCCCCATTGAAGTAGAAGTATGCGCCCGGAAAACATTGCAGGCGCGGCACAATGCTCGCAAATTATCAGGCTCGTTATTGCCGGTCACTTCATCCTTGTGGTCAATATGCAGATTCGCCCAAGTGATCGGAGCTTGGCACATTTCACAAGCTGTAGGATTGCTGCAAACCTTGTCATGATAAACAACGCGATGTTCCCGCACGTTGCCGCGATTGTCAGCTAGTGGATGATCGGGCAGCACAAGCATTACATAGCCTCTTGTTTTTTCAACTGAGCGTAACTTGCGCTTTTTCAATTCAAAATGGCCATTGCGCATTTTCCTGAAATAATGCTTTTGACAGAGCCGCGCTTCCGAATACATCGCCATCCGGTCGCATCCTTCCACGCAGCAAGGAACGTCTTTAAGCGGGGACATAAGCCCTCCAGTTTCGGCTTGGCGGTTTACCGGCAAGCAATAACCTGATTTCAGCAGTGAAGTCTTGGCGCATTTTTACCAACTCGGGAGCGTCCCACTTTATTGGCTCTCTGTTCACTTCAAGGTAATCAAGGATTGGCTGGCCGTAGAAGTGGAGCAAGCCTTCCCGATACCCGCGAATGTTGCCGGATAAGTGATTATTACATAGTGAACACGCTTTGTGAACATTTAGCGGGTCAAATCTTAAACTGCCTTGCGCACCTATACTTCGGTAGTGAGAGGCATGCCACTGGCCCTTCCATGACGGGGGCTTGTCGCAGCTGATGCAACCCCGTTTGGCGTCCAGAAGCCTGATCATGCGGTTAAATTCGGTTTGGGTGAGCTTGAGCTGTAAAGGCCTATCGCCCGCCTTGAACTGCCTGACCTCTTGTACCCTCGCCTGCTTGACCGTGCGCTCTCGCAGCTTCTTACCCGCGGCCATCGCCCACTCGATCTGGTGGTCTTGCCCACACCACGCCTGCAAGCCCCTGACGATGCCGTCTTCAGGCCGGAACCGCAAGCCACAGGTCTTGAGTGCGCACTTGCGCTTACTATTCGCCATTGTGTTGTTTTTGGAGTTTTTGGTACTGGCCTCTGGATTCAAGCAACAGCCCGTCATTTGCTGCAGTGTTCTGCAACCACGTCAAGAACTGGAACATTTCGCCCACCTTATAGTCTGCGCTGCTACGGTAATAAACCTTTCCCTCTGCCCCGCTTTTTGGATTGACCATTTTCTTTATCATCCAGTCGGCAGCGGTCTGGGTGTAATACAAATACTTGGCTTTTTGTTTCATGTACTCCAGCATTTCCTCGCTGACGGCCTTGCGATCTATTTTTGCAAGATGCGCGGCGTACAGTGTCAACCAAAGGTGCAGTAGTGCGTTCTGATCTAGACTACGTTCTTCCCCGACACGAAAAGTGAACGTCAGGTATTTGTGATCCCGCCACTTTTGCGCAGCCCATTTGGCAAACCCGGCGCACGATATTTCCGAATTGACGATGAATGTTGTTTCACTGATTTCCATTGTACGCCCTCTGTTTATGTTCAACCCACATCCTCTGAATTTTGATGTGCGTCCGGACTTGGTCTTGCCAGATCACTGGGCACCCGGCCAGCGCAGCTTTCTGTGCGTCCTTGTCGGCGCCAGCCTTCATAAAATCAGCAGCGTATCGGTGCGGTAATTTTCTAGACATTTTTCACCTCGTCGGCAAAGTCGCCGATTAAACTTGGCATGACTACGGTCACGCCGAATCCTTTCTGGGTCAGGGTCTGGGCCAACGTGTAGGCTGATTTCTGCCCGGTAAAGCTGGCGTCATTGTCGGCGTAGATAATAATGCTGGTGGTGCCTTCGGGCGGCACAAACTTCTCCAGCATCCCGGCGGTGGCCGCTGCCCAGCAGGGCTTGCTGTAAAGCGCAATCACGGCCAAAGCTGTCTCGACGCCTTCTGCGATTCCAAGTACAGGGTAGGGTTTCGTGAGGCGTATTGATGCGCCTGTCATATCACAACGCGGGGTCAGCAGTTTTTTGGGCGACGGGACTGGGGCTTTCTGTCCGTCAGGGGTCAGGTACGTAACGTGCAAAGAGGCCAGTGCCGTGCCTGTCTCTACCAGTGCAATCATGGCAGGGTACACGCCCAGCACCTTGTTGCCGTCGTAGTACGGCAGGCCGGGGTGCTCACGTAGCAATGCCGACGCCTTCAGGCCACGCGACTTCAGATATTTCCTGACGATCCCACCGGCAAACGATGACACCGGCTTGCTCTCCTTCATGATCTTGCGGATCCGGGCATCGCCATTGGGCGCTGGGTTCTTCTTAACCGCTTTGTACTCGACAACTTTGGGGCTGATTTCGCGCATCAGTTCGCCCTTTTTCTTGCCGGTGTACCGTGACAGCAACTCCAGACCATCACCCGGCCCGCAACCACTGCAGAAATACTCCCCATTGCCACCCTTATCTATCCAGCGATACCGATCCTTCCCGCCACACAATGGGCACGGCCCGTGAGCGGTTCGGAAAAAAGTCTCGTCGACGCCGTAGGAACCAAGGATGCCCAGCCAGCGCCCAGCTGTCGACCGCTTAAACTCTTGCATTGGCTTTTCCTTTTGCGTAACGGATGGCCTGCGCCTTGATGTAGGTCAAAGTTTCTGCCGTAGGGGCGCGCATGAACGGGGTTATTTTATTGGGCCAGACCCCATATTTGGCGCGGTATAGATGCTTTGCCCAGCCTTCGGCCCTGCCTTCGGCCCTGCCACGCTGATGTGCATAGGTCAGACACTCACCGAGGAAGAAAGCCTTGTCGACTGCGGTTGATGATTTGTTGTTGCGCTTCTGGGTCTTGGTCAGCTCTTCCAGCTGGCCGGCAATGTGTACTACGTCAGGCTGGCGCTCCGGCTTGTGGCCACAGTTCGGACACTCCCAAACTTTCGGTGGCTTTACAAAATGGCACTGCGAACATTCTTTGGACTGCGGTTCTTTTACTTCCCGCACACTTTGGCCTTTCTTGCCCATGCTCAAGGCGCCGTGTCGCTCGTCGACCTCGGTCACAAAGCCCAGCCGGAGCGTGGTGCTGCTGTGGTCGAGGATCAACACATATTCCTTGCCGGGTGCGTTTCGCAAGCCCCTACCGATGATCTGCTGATACAGCATATCGCTTTTAGTGGGCCGAGCGAGAACGATACAACGGACGTCCCAGTCGATGCCTTTAGTCAGACAGCCAACGCTGACTACCCCAGCTACTTCTCCGTTATGAAACTGTTTCTTGATGACTTCGCGGTCTTCACGCTCGGTGAAAGCGTCGATGTATTCAAACTTGATGCTGGCCTTATCGAACTCGGCCTGTATCGCTCTGGCATGGGCACGGTCTACCGCGTAGACCAGTGTCGGCAACCCTTCAGCCTTTGCTTTCCAAGTCTCAACGATGCCTGCCACAAGATCGGCATTGTTCATCACCAGCGCCAGCTCGGCCTCGTTGTAATCTCCAGCAATCACTTTTACTTTGGAGAGGTCTGGCATGGCCGGCGCAAACACGCGGAAGTCGCACAGGTCGCCCTCGTCGATCAGCTCTTGCGTTGTAGCCGTGCATATCAACTGCTGAAAGTGTTTCCCCAACCCGGTGGTGTAGGGCGTGGCGCTCAATCCGATGAAAGGAATCGCGTCCCACTTCTCCATCCATTTTTGGTAAAACTTATAGAAGACGTGGACTTCATCAATCATGATCAGGTCGGCTTCTGGAAGGAACCGGCGACGTGCCAGCGTGGCCTGCGAACAGACCTGTACAGCGGCGCCCGGCTCGGTCATTTCATGGTCGGCTTGGATCACCCCGATGTCTGTGATGCCCTGCTCGTAAAACGACCGCGCAGTTTGATCTACTAAACTAATGGCATCCACAACAAACAACACCTTCTTTCCCCGCTCCAGAGCGCGATGAATAATCTCGGCTGCTAGTACGGTCTTACCGAATCCTGTAGGTGCCTTCAGAATCACACGTTTCTTGCCAGAACCCAGCGAGGCCCGCAATTCGTTTAAAGCCTGCACTTGGCGAGGCCGCAATTGTTTTCTCATGTCAATCTGCCCGGTTGTAAATAATAATTATGCTGCGTATTTTTTGCGGATCCTGATCAATAGCTTTTCGATGTTAACTCTGGTGGTCAGGTAGGGAAGACTGCCTTCCTGTGCCGATGTTAAGCGCGACACCGTGGCGACACTGATGTTGGCCTTGCGTGCCAGCTCGCGCATGCTCCAGCCTGTCAGCGCCGTGATCTCGGTCAATGCCGCCCGTACCTCCTGCCTTGTCTCTACCATTGGTGCTCTCCAAATGTTGATGCGCCGGCAGTGTATCAACACATCATAAGTATTGCAAGTTCGTTCCGCATACGTTACGATGCACGCTCTTTAATCAACTGGGTATCAACGTATGAGCAACATTCCTGTAACAAGTGCGCCGCTAACAGAAAGTCAACGCATGCTGGAAATGATCGAAAGGGTGATCATGAATCCGGACGTCACCATCGAGAAGCTGCAGACCCTGCTGGAAATGCAGGAGCGTGTTGTCACACGATCTGCGCAGCAGTCTTTTGCGGCCAGCCTGTCCGAAATGCAGGTCGAGCTGCCCCGTATCGCTGAAGCTGGCAGGGGCCACGGCACGATCAAATACGCTTTGCTGGAAGACATCAATGACCAGCTGCGGCCTATCCTTTACAAGCACGGTTTCGCTGTGACGTTCCGCGTGTCTTGCGAGGTCGGGGCTATCAATGTGCGCGTCGTCTTGTCTCACCGTGACGGCCACAGCGAAGAGACCACGATCCCATTGATGGCCGACACTAGCGGCAGCAAGTCTGGCGTGCAGGCGGTAGGCTCGGCGATCAGCTACGGCAAGCGGTACGGCATCTGCGCGATGCTCAACATCTCGACAGGTGACGACAACGACGGCGCCAAGCCAGTTGAAACCATCAGCGGGGTTCAGGCAGGCGTCATCAAGAGCTTGCTGCTGCAGGCCGACGTGACGGAAGAGCAGTTCTGCAAGTCGGCCCGAATAGCATCGGTAGGCCAGTTGCAGCCCGAACGGTACGACAGCGCACTGACCAAAATCTATAAAACCATCGCCGCCAAGGCTGACGCCGCCCCAGCAGGTGACCCAGCATGATCATCAGCGAATATGAACAGGGAACAATTGGCTGGCACACTGACCGGGCCGGGGTGATCACCGCCTCGATGTTCAACACCGTCCGGGCTAAAGTTGGCCTGCTGACGTATCAACAGAAAATGTATGTCGATACGATTTTGAGAGGCGGGTCTGAAGCTGACGCAAAACTAGCCGGGGAATATAAGTCCACGCCAACATCAATCTCCGTTCAAAAAGCCCTGCGCGGCGAGCGAATCGGGGAGTGGTCGGAAACCGCCAAGAACTACGCCTTCAGGCTGGCATGTGAACGCATATCCGGCCAGCCACTGGCAGAGCAGATCGAGACATTTGCCATGCGCCGAGGCAAGGAGCTGGAAGAGGCGTGCAGGCAGGCCCACGAAGTCCACCTGAACGATCTGTGTGATCTGGCCGGGTTCTGCATGACCGACGACCGGAAGTTCGGCTGCAGCGCCGACGCACTGGTGGGCGAAGACGGTGGCGGTGAGTACAAGTGCTTTTACGATCCGACGATGGTACGGCCTATCTTGATCGACAATAACTGGGGCACCATCATGGATCAGGTGCAGGGGTGCCTATGGATCACCGGCAGGAAGTGGTGGGATATGTGTCTGTACATCCCCGCCCTTGTCACGGTTGACCGCCATTTCACCTGCCAGCGGGTGGCGCGTGACGACAACTACATCGAGCAAATGGAAATGGATTTAATGGAGTTTGACCAGCTGGTAACCGAGACCGAGGCGAAGCTGCGACGATGATCCCACGGGCCTACACAATCAGCGACGAATGGCGCGGGTATGCGGATAGGCACAGTACAAAGCAGGCATTCAACTCTCAGACGATCCTTGAAGATGGCCTAGGCCAGACCACCGGCATTATGGGTGAGCTGGCCTTTGGCCGCTGGATGAACGAGAAAGATATCCTGTTCAAGTACGTTGCCAAGCAGCAGCTGCACTACGATTTCTTGGTGGACTGGAGGAAGATCGACGTCAAGACCAAGCGTTGCAGCTCGGTTCCTCGGGCCAATTTCACGGCCCACGTCACGCTTTCACAGAGCAAATTCGACGCAGATATATACGTGTTCGCTCGGGCTTCTGAGCGCAATGTGTGGCTGTGCGGCTGGATTAAAAAGGCTGATTTCTGGACAACCCAGAACGCGGATAATTTAAGACAGGGCCAGATGGCAGACGGGTTGATACAACACGCCGACGCGAGGAGAATCCAGATCGGCTTCCTCAATCCAATGGCCGACCTAATCCCCGAACTCAAGGCGAACCACAAATGACCGACATGACGTTTTACCCGCTGTGCCCGTGGCATATCCAAGTCGGCGAGCTGTTCATCGCGCCCGGCAAAGTCCCCAACACAGGCACGCTGTGGATAGGCAAGGTCGAGGGTGACGAGGGCGTAGAGTTTGACGCTATCGAACTCGCGCCTGTCCTGTTGGAGTTCTACAACAAGAACCGCCCCACCAATTAAGGCTGGGGCTGGTCTCGCGATAGCTGCGTCATTAGTGATTGTGCCTGCAACATTTTTTCCAATGGCGACGCAGAGTTATACAAACTTTTTGCGCCCAATGACTCGCCATATGTTCTCAGGCCGGATATAAGTGAGGGGTTTCTCAATGCCTTTTCTATTGCTACTTTAGCTGGAATCATTCCACTTAATTTTTGGTTTATAGGCACAGTTTCAGGCGCCGCTGTATCCAATGCTTCTTTCAAAGCGCGTGCCTGAGCTTTTCTGGTTTGTGTTACTACGTCTTTATTTTCTCTTTTGGTTTTGTAGGCACGTTCGTATGTCCCAGTTTTTAAGGCTTGGGCTTCAGCCAATGATATTTCTGGGACTCCGGTTTCAGGATTTATTTTCCATACAGGGTTATTAGCAAAACTATCCTGAAGCTTTGCAAGTTTCTTTAAATCGTTTTCATATCCGCTGGTAACATTTTCTGGCCCAATTTTTTTTCGCAAATCTGTAATGGCAGGATGGTCAATAATTTCACTTTGCGGAATTTTTGTTCCCGAATATTCAGGCGATTCAAGTATTTTAGACAGTAATTCACCATGTGCGGCTATGTCTGCCTTTATCTGTTCAAGGCTTTTCCCGGATACGGTGTACCCGTTGTCAAGCATGGACTTAACAGCCGCATCTTCAACCCCCGGAGTAGAAAGAGCGGATCTCATTAACTTGCCTGCTCCCCACTCGGCGCCAGCTCTTGCCGCTGGGGCTACATATTTCATTCCCAACAACGAAAGAGCTTGCGGGACTGCTTCCCTAATCGCATTTTGAGCCATCCCGGACATAGTGTTAGGCTCTTTTGCTTCACCGGGAAGCAAATAATTTAATCCTTTGCCAATAGCCTGCGGAATATTTAATGGATTATAGAGTGATCTGCCTGCATTAGTCCGTGGCTCATAGGCTTGAGACTGTATTAACTGCTGAAGATACCTCGGATCCATATCAGTAAGACCCATCGCATTGGCAGGCCAAGCCGCCAGACCGGCGATGTCGCTGATAGGCTTCAATACCATGTTGCTGCCCATACTTAGCAATGGGTCGAATACGCCGCCTTCCAGCTCTTTCAATGCTAGCGCAATGTTAAAACGAGGATCAGCCGCTTTCTTGGAGCCAGCAGGCGGCACAACTTCGCCGGTATATTCTTTTGCGGTTGGCGGGGCAACCGGGATGACTTCGCCTTTATATTCGATAGCAGCCATTATTGAATTTCCCATTGTTTGCCAGTTGGATCTTTATAAACATCTTTTCCAGCAGGTGATTTGCCAATATTTATTGACCCTTCCGGGATGCCAGCAGGGAGTGAGGTTGCTGCAGATTTTTTGCTTTCTGCTTCTTTTTTATTAGTTGTCCCTTCTGGTTTGCCGTTCATACGATCCGAAATATTATTTATCGTATGCTGTTGTGCGGAAACTTTTCCGTCTGCATCGGCATACATAGAGGTTCGCAATCCTTTTCTGCCTTGCTCATTAAAGGCCGCATTCATCAATTTCATAGCTTCTTTAGTTGCGCCTTCAGTCAAAGCCGCGTTTGATGCTGGCGATGAAATGCGCGCAAAATCTAACGCTGTCGTGTATGCGGCAGCTGCTACCGCTATAGCCCTAGGATCATTAAAATGACTTGCTATTGTCATTTTAGCTTGGTCAATATCGGTAATGCCTGTTTGATTTATTTCTTTCATTGAGTCGGCAAATGCTTTTGCGTCTGCATCCCCAAATGTTAAAGGCGTATTTGACGCCAGCTGATCCCATGTATCAAAGTTATTATGGAATGCTTCTAGTGCTGAACTTTGTGTATCAAGTTTCAGCCTGTTAGTGCTTAAAGAGGCAGAATCAGCTCTATAAGATGCAGGCGAATTTGCCAATTCTTGGGCTGTTTTTCCTGAATCTTTGCTTATTTGTGCTACCGCATCCATAACTTCTTTATTTTGAGGATCGCCCTTCCTGAATGGCAATACTCCTCTTTGTATGTAAGCCCATGCTTGGATATTTCTTGCAATTTTTTCTGAATCACTAAGTCCTTGGGCGGTTTTTTGTTCGTTAGCAGTGCGTACAGCCACTTTGTCTTGCAAGCCAGCATTTTTTGCAATCGCTATCTGTGTCCAATTTGCCAGCATTCTTTTCTTTTCATCTAGAGAGGCAGCATCATATGCTTCTTGCTCGGTTGGTGACTTTCTACTTTTTACAAAATCAGGAAATGATTGTGGATTTGGATTTCCTGCATTCGTTTCAAGCCACAGCCTCATCTCTGGCGATTGCTGTGAATTATCGTTCAGCTTGTCTTGAATTTTGACGCGCTGCTCAAGAGCGTTTTTTGCAGACTCGGCTTGATATTTCAACATTTCAGTTTGCAAGCTACGTTTTGCCATAGCATTGGCAATATCTGATTCCCTTGCTGCTTTCTGATAGTCGCCCATGACGCCAGCCGCACGGCCAAGGCCTTCGCCAAAGCTGCCGGTCTTGCCGGGTTCCGCAAAGGCTGCCGCCAGTTTGAAGTATGTTTCGGCTTTGCTTGGGCCATTCGA